GGTCGAATCGGGTGCGATGCTTGCCCCCCTCGCGGGCCATCTATAGGGTCAGCAAATGGCAAGAAGATCCAGACATTCGAGTAAGCGAAACACCAGCAAGGCCCGCTCCGGCCGGCGTTCAGCGCGCCCCAAGCCGGCGCCGGTCGTTCAGGTGGAACCTGCACTGCGCGCCTCGGCGTGTGTCCCCAACCAGACGCCGGCGACGGCACCGTCAACGCTCGCGACGATGACGATGCCGGCCGAGGTCGCGGCCAATGCTGAAGCCAAAGCACGATGGGACACGGTCGCGCCACTACTGGCCGCTCGGGGCGCCGTTGACCAGGCACTGCTGGCCACCTACTGCCTCGTCTGGGCGCGCTGGCGCCAAGCCGAAAGCGGACTGCAGCGCGGCCTATTGGTCAGGGGGAAAAGGAAAGACAGCGTGCCGCAGGCCTCGCCGTTGGCGGCGGTCGCGGCGAAGGCCTCGGGACAAGTGGAGCGGCTCGAGAAGCGACTCAGCATCGCGGGTCTTGTCACCAGCGCTTCGGCGGAAGCATCGGCGAGGGCGGCTGGGGCTGTTACCTGGGTCGTTGACCGCCAACATCTCGCGCGGTTGCTTGGTGTGCACGCGGACACGGTGACCCACTTCACCCGCGACGGCATGCCCGCGCTCCACAAGGGCGGCCGCGGTCGTGAGAGCCAGTACGACGCTGCGGCATGCGTGATTTGGTGGCGGGAACATCGCGCGCAACTCAACGCCAAGGAAACGGCCGTGACGCGCGCGTTCACGGCGACCGCCGAAGAAAAGGAATTGCGCGTCGCCAAGGAACGCCGGGACCTGGTCCCGCGGGCGGACGTCGTGCACGCTGGCCAGACTTACACGCGGGCCTGGGCCACAGAGGTGCGCACCCTGCCGCGCCGCCTGATTGAACGAGGCCTGGTCGCACGCGAGCACGAAGCGGCGGTCACAGCAATGTGCCGCGACATCCTTGTCGAGATCTCCGGCTGGCGCACGCTCGCGCAAGCGACCACCGTCGCGGAGAGGTCCGCGTGACGACGTCCGTGCTCGACGCGCTCGTCGCGGAGTGGGCAGCAGCGGCGGCACCGCCGCCCACGCTGTGTGTCAGTGAGTGGGCGGACGCGAAGCGGGTTCTGCCGGAGACGAGCGGCGCACGCGGCGGCCGATGGCGGACCGCCACAACACCGTACCTGCGAGGGATCATGGACGCGGTGCACGAGATCGGCGTCCGGATGATCGCCGTACGGAAGGCCGCGCAACTCGGGGGCTCCGAAGCGTTGCTGAACCTGCTCGGGTACTTCGTCGAGTTCGATCCTTGCCCGATGTTATTCGTGCACCCGACTATGGGTGACGCCGAGGAATGGAGCAAGGAACGGCTCGCCCCGATGATTCTCTCCACGCCGGCGCTGCGCGCAGTCGTGCGGGACAAACGCCAGCCCCGCGGCTCGCATACCGGGGAGAGCACCCTCGCCCTTAAGATGTTTCCGGGCGGCTATCTGGCGCTTGGCGGCGCGAACACACCGAACACGTTCGCTCGCCGCGCGGTCAAGGTGGCGATCGGCGACGACGTCGATCGATGGCCGCCCGTGGTCGGCGACGAGGGCGATCCGGCGGACCTGCTGCGGAACCGGACGCGCACCTTCTACGATGCGCTCGTGATTCTGGTGTCGACGCCGACGCTGAAGGGCGGGCGAATCGACACGCTCTACGAGCGCAGCGACCAGCGCCAATACGTCGTGACGTGCCCGTCATGTGGACGGCGCGATTGGATCACCTGGAACGCCCCGACACACTTCCGGGTGATCTTTGAGGAACACGATCCACACACCGCCCGGCTTGCCTGCGCCGATGACCAGTACGGCGGGTGCGGGGCGCGCCATGACGAGCCGACCCGCCGGGCGATGATCGATGGCGGGACGTGGCAAGCCACGGCCGAACGCCAGGAGACGGGCCTCGCCGGCTTCCACGTTCCGGAGATGATCTCCACGTTGGGCACCTCGCTCGAGTCCATGGTGGACAAGTGGCTGTCGGCCCGCGCTCGGGGCCGGGAGAGCCTGCGGGTGTTCGTCAACACGTCGCTCGCGGAGGGCTGGGAAGATCGTACGGCGCGCGCCGAGCCCCAATTGCTGCTGTCCCGCCGCGAGTCGTATGGTGAGGACGTCGACGTTCCGGCTGGCGGCATCCTGCTCGCGGCTGGCGTGGACGTGCAGAAGGACCGTTTCGATCTGCAGGTCATCGCCTGGGGCTTCGCCGGCGAACGCTGGGTCGTGGACTGGCGTTCGATCCCAGGCGATCCCAAGCAACCGGAGACGCGCGCGGCGCTGCTCGAGACCCTGGGGCAGCGGTACCGGCACGCCTCCGGGCAGCAGTTACCGATCCATGTGACCTGCATCGACTCCGGGTATGCGACGGAGGAAGTCTACGATTTCGTGCTCGCCAACCAGGTGCGCCGCATCTACGCAACGAAGGGGATCGCCGGCCGAAGTGGGGAACCGATCGTCGGGAAGGCGAGCGAGAAACGGTACGGCAAGTCCCCGCGGCCCGTGCGGCTCTATCCGGTCAACGTGGACGACGCCAAGGCGGACATCATGGCGGCCACGGCGCAGATCACGCCCGGGCCGAACTGTATGCACTTCGGCGCGTTCCTCGACGAGGAATACTTCGCGCAGTTGTGCGCGGAACACCGCGAGCCCCGCTACAACAAGGGCCACGTCGCGACGCACTGGGTGTGGGTGAAAGATCGGGATCGCAACGAGGCCCTGGATACGGCGGTCCTCTGCCTGGCGGGCTACCGGCTCTACGACCGCCAGATCCGGCACATGGCGGAGGTGCTGGCGGCGACACCCGTGGAAGGCGCTGCGCCACCGCCGCAGGCCGGGCCAGCCGCGGCGCAGCCGGCCGCGCCACAACCGGCGCGGACGCGAGAGCGGAGATTCTCGCGGAGTTCGTATCTCGGATAGGCCCGGTAAGAGAATCGGACAGCGGCCGAGCCTGGCGCGGCGAGGCGTGGCCAGGCCGGGCAAGGCATGGCGAGGCGTGGCTTGGCCGGGCACGGCGCGGCAAGGCAAGGGCCCGTATGGCACAAAGGAGAGAGCATGGCAAACGTAGGATCGACGTTTCGTGTGACGCTCACCGGGCGGACACCGCTGCTGATGCACGCGGACAATCTCGAATGGGCCGACGAACTGGAGGCCTATCGGAAACTCCCGGCGAGTCAGAAGAACGAGGGCAAGGCGAACAAGGCCGGCGACGACCGCTCGCCCGCCTGGAGTTGGATCGGATGCCTCTATCACGACGGCAAGGTGATCGCGTTACCGCTCGATAACATCATGCGCGTCCTGATGGACGGCGGGGCGCTCGTGCCATCCGGCAAGCGCGGTTCGCTAAAATCGGCGACGCAGAGCGGCCTGATGGTGGGCGAACCGTTCTGGCCGCTACTCATCGGCGGCAAGCCCGTCGAGGTCGCGCCTATCATGGCGCTTCGGAACGATCCTCTATTCACGACGCACCAGGCGACCGCGAAGAAACTCGGGTTCGAGTTGTTCCCGAAGCGGGTGCGGATCGGCCAGAGCAAGCACGTTCGGGTGCGGCCGAAGTTCGACCAGTGGAGTACGACCGGAACCGTAATCGCAACGGATTCGCTGCTGGCTGACGTGAAGACGCTGCAGGCAATTCTCGATCAGGCCGGGTGTTACAAAGGCCTCGGCGATTGGCGACCGGGCAGTAGGACGCCGGGGCCGTTCGGGATGTTCAAGGCGAAGGTGGAAGCTGCATAGTTGGGCGCGGCGCGCCGCGGCATGGCGCGGCTTGGCCGGGCACGGCGCGGCGTGGCTCGGCGAGGCAGGGGGCCGTATGGCCAACATGAAAGAAGGGACAAATGGCAACGAAGACAGGACGTATCGTCAAGAGTCCGGCCGTTGAATCCGATGTCCGGCTGCTGCTCGCGACATTCGCGGGCATCGAACCGGACGGCCGCACGATTTCACACGACCAACTCGAAGCGGTCCTGAAGATGTCCCGGCGGCAGGGCCGGTACCGCACCGTCGTCAACCGCTGGCGGAAAGCGGTTCGCGCGACACGCGGAATCGTGCTCGATGGGATTTCGGGCGAGGGACGCGGATTCGTCGCGCTGACGGGGGATGATGCTGTCCGGATTCACGCCGTACGCGAGCGGCGTTCGGGTGATCGGAAGTACCATCGCGCGCTCAGTTCGGCGGTCGCACCAACGGATGAGCAGATCGCGAATCCGACCGTGCGGGTTTTCAGGGCGAGATTCGTGGCGGGCCTCGAATCGATCGTCAGGGCGGCTCGGCAGATGAAGCGTGAATTGATGGGGCCGCCGAAGCCGACGCCGCAACTCCCTCGGGCCAAGGAAGACAAGCAGAAAATCGAAGCATAGCTTCGACGCGTTCGGGGTGGCGTTTTGTGGTCAATGCACTGAAAGCGAGACCGATGAACCCTGAGCAGTGTCGAACCTGCGGCGGCAAGGGCCGGGTGATCGAGTCTCGCATCACGCCCACGTGTCGCCGCCGCCGCCGCGAGTGTCCCGACTGCGGCCGGCGGTGGACGAGTTACGAGAGCTTCATCAATCCGCGGCGGGTGCTGTTCCGGGACCGGCCGCTCGGCGGTGCACCGGCGGCCACTACGCGATAGCAACTGAAGGAGAAGCGGTGACCTTTGAAATCAATCGGTAGGCAGAAACGACCGGAGGACTACCATGGGCGAAACTGGCCGCTGGCACGCGCCGCATTGTCCACGCCGCGAGAACCTGAATGCAGAACTGCCATGCGTCTGTATCGCCGGCCAGAAGGGACTCGCGCGGCGTAGCGAGGGCATGGCGTATACTGGCGGCGATGGTCCCCGGGCCCAGGCGCGGCGGCGTCGCCAGAGGGCGCAAGCGGCCGCGAAGCAGGCCAGCAAAGAATTGCGCGCGAGGGAGTCGATGACTAACGCTCTGGTGGAGGCGCCATGACCAACGACCGCCCGCACGACGATGCGCTGGTAATTGGTGCGGTTTCTCGGGCGCTGGCGCGACGGTCCTGTTTGTCGTCGGCCACGTGCCGGATCGCGATCGAAACACTCCACGCTCAGCGCTCAGATTTGCCGCTCGAGCGCTGTGTGCGACTCATCGCCGACCTCGTCCGAGCGGGGGCGAATCCTGTCTCGCTTCTGGCGGCCGTCTGGCCGGAACCCATCATGCGGCGCCGGGGCGTCGACCTTCAAGCGCGCGCGTAAACCGCCTTTCGGGAAGGGTCGCGCCGATGAAAGTGGCTATTCTCCGAGACCGATCGGGCAATCTCGTCGCGTGCCGGCCCATCGCTGACGACCGCCCCTACCCGGTCGTTCTGGAGTTATCGAACGCACGTCCCTTCTGCAAATTCGAGCCACCGGCGGATGTCGCGTTCTTGGCGCGGAGTCATCGCTGCTTTCGGCTGGTAGGTCAGCGTGCCCCTGGCGCCGCAGAAGTCGAGTACTTGGAAGCCGAGACGTACGACACACCATCTAGATAGCGTCTCTCGTTCATCTCATCCCTCCGCACCGTAGACTGATCTCGTCCGCGCGCCCCCATCATCAACAGCATGACGCCTGTGCCCGCATCGTCCGGCGGCGACGCGCCCATCGCGCCGCCGCCCCCGTCCCCGCCTGCGACGGTCGAAGCGTTCTACGAACGCGAGCGGGCGCGGCCGACGGCGATCGCGCCACACCTCCCGCGGCTGCGGGCGCTCGCCGACGGCCTCGACCTGGCCGTGGAGTTCGGCGTCAAACGGGGCGCGAGCAGTTCGGCGCTCCTACTCGGCGCGAAGCGGGTCATCAGCTACGACATCGTGCCGACCCACGATGCGAAGGTGCTCCAGCGGTTGGCTGGCGCTCGCTGGCAGTACCTAATTCAGGATTCCCGGACCGCTACAATTCCGCCGGCCGGCCTGATCTTTTTCGACTCTTTGCACACCTATGCGCAACTCGACGCCGAGTTGAAAGCGCATGCGGGCAAGGCACGACGCTTTCTCGTCTTCCACGACGTCGGGACCTTTGGTGAAGTCGGCGCCGATGGTGAAACCGGCCGGCAGCTATGGGCGTATCAGCCCGGATTCTCGGTGCCGGTCGACTGCCTCGGATTGCGGCCCGCGATCGATGCCTTGATGATCCGCGATCGATCGTGGCGGGTCGCCGCGCGGTATGTGGACAGCCACGGCCTGCTCGTTCTGGAGCGAAACTCATGAGACTACCAATCCTCATTTTTTTGGCCTACGCGGTGTTCGAAGCCGGATACCTGCTTGGCTGGCTCGTCGAAAGCCGGTCGGCACGGGCTGGAAAAATGAGCAGCCGGCCAGGAAACGGCGCGGCGCTGCTTTGAGGAGCGCGTCGATGAGCGACGGGTTGCTCGTCCTGGAGCGCCGGCCATGAGCAATCCATGGTTCACGGCGCTCTGTGCGCGTCATCCATGGCCAGCGACGGCCCCGGACGTGCCCGAGGATCTGCAGGGTTTCTTCGACGCCGAGAACGTCGCCTCGCTCCGCCGCGCCTTCGCACTCGCACCGACGACGTCGCCCCTCGTCCTCGAACTCGGTACTTGGAAGGGCACCAGCGCGCATTGGATGCTCTCGACGTATCCCGGCGCCCGGGTGATCTGCGTGGATTGCTGGACGCCGGCGACGACCTACGCGGCCATGAAGGGCACGTGGGACTGGCTCGCGAAAGAGCCGCACGTCTACGAGACCTGCCAGCGCAATCTCTGGCCGTTTCGAGATCGCTGCGTCCTCATCAGGGCCCAGACGGTCGAGGGGCTCGCGCGCGTCGCCGCGGCCGGGCTCGTGCCGGATCTCGTGTACGTCGACGCGGGCCACAGCTACGAGGACGTCTCGGCCGACGTGCGCGGCACGCTCGAGCGGTTCCCCGCTGCGCGCACCGACCGCACCGAGCCGGGCCCCGTCATTCTCGGCGACGATTACAACCAGGCGCCGGTGCGGATGGCCGTCGACGAGATCGCGCCGCAGTTCCATTGCCTCGTCGCGAACGAACGCAGCGTCTGGCGGCTCGTGCCGGCGAAAACGAAGTGGGGCGATTACCCGCTCGAATACGGCCGCCTCGAGGTGGCGGGGCAGGCCGTACTCGACCTGGGCGCCGAGCGCGGAACGACCGCGCAGTACTTCCTCGCCCGCGGCGCCCGGACCGTCTTCGTCTCGGAGATCGACGTCCGCTGTCTCGAACGCCTCGGCCGCGTCGCGGCCGTCGACCCGCGCGTGCGGCTGCTCCCACCGCTTCTGACGCCGAGTGACTACGACGCCTGGATGCGCACGTATGCCCCGTCGCGCGTGAAGGTGGACATCGAAGGCGCCGAGGTACACCTCCTGGAGTGCTCGGAGGCGGCCTTCCGGACGCCGGCCGCCTACGCAATCGAAACGCACACGCCGGCCTTACATGCGCGGCTCCTCGCACGCCTGGGTCGATGCGACTATCAGATCACGATCACGCGGCAATTTCGATCGAATCCCAACGTACAGGTGCTCTATGCCGTCCGACCGTCCTGATCTCGTCATCAGCCCGCGGCCGCTCAACGAGTACGCGCGCTGGCTCGTGAAGCGCATTCCCTTCGTGTTCTCGCGCTGGGGCGACGGCGAGTGGAGCGCCGTGCTCGGTCGCAGCGGGGCCAACACCGATAAGCAGCCGTACACGGCCGACCTGCAGGCGGACCTGATCCGCGTGCTCGAGGACAAGCCGTCGTACCTGCTGGGGCTGCAGCCCATGGCCGTGCGTCTGCTCGGGGCGGACATCGCCGCCTGGCTGCGGGCGCGTGACTTCTGGCCGGCTTGGGAAGATTCGGACGTGTGGCACAAGGCGTCGCGCAGCGGGCGCATCAAGCCGATCGTCAAAGCGCTGCGCACCCGCCGGGTGCTGCTGGTCGGGCCCGCGCGCCTCCGCGGCCTCGCCAGGTCCGTGCCGTTCGCGGCGTTCGTCGAGATCCCGAACCGTGCGGCGCACGCCCGTCTGCCCGAGATGCGGGCCAACCTGCAGGCGGCGCTGACGGACTTCGGGCCCGACGGCGTCGTGGCCGTCTGCGCGGGGATGAGTGCGAACATTCTCATCCACGATTACTGCGGGCCCAAGCGGACCACGATCGGCCCACCGCGGACGACGTGGATCGATTTCGGCGCTGTGTGGGAGCCGTACATCGGCCACGCGAACCGGACCTACCACGCCCAGGTGCTCGCGCGCCTCGCCATGGAGGGCACCATACGATGACCCTCACGGTTTTCACGGCCGTCGTCGGTCGGACAGACCAGCTGAAGCTGCCGACCGTCGTGAACCCCTCCGCTCGGTACGTGTGCTTTTCCGATCGGCCGCAGGCCGTCGCCCCGTACAAGTGTGTCCCCGTCGACGCCGCAGAGATCGGACCGCGGCTGTTGTCGCGCCGTCTGAAGATCCTGGCGGACCATCCCGCGCTCGGCGACCCGGACGTCGTCCTCTGGCACGACGCCGCGTTCCGCATGAGGGTCGATCCGCTTGCACTGGCGGCCAAGGCCTTCGCCGGCGATGCCGTCGACATGGTGGCGTTCATCCATCCACACCGGTCGCAGATCGAGGACGAGGCCGTCGCGATTGCCGGCCACGGATGGATTCCCAAAGCCGTGCTCGATCGGCAGGTCGCGACCTATCGCGGCGAGGGCTTCACGCAAACAGCCATCACGAGCACCGGCTTTTCCCTGCGGCAGATGACGCCGCGTGTGCGCGCCTTCAACAGGCTCTGGTGGAACGAAGTGGCGCGCTGGGGCTGGCGCGATCAGATGAGCGTGGACTACGCGGCGTGGAAGACCGGCCTGCGAACCGCCTACATCCCGGGGCACTACCGCGACAACCCGTACGCGCAATGGTACAAGTGGTGACCGCTCCGCCGGCGCCCTCTTCCAAGCCGATGCTCCTCATCGTGCAGATCGGCGTCGACTGCTTTCCGATTGCGATTGATGACGGTGAGGTTCCGGTACTCTTGGCGTTCCTGGCTGGACTGCAGACCGACGACCGGCGCCGCCAGGCGGTCGGGCGCATCCAGGCGTGCTGGACGCACTACAAGCGGCTGCCACGCGATCCCGCCCTGCTGCCGGGCCAAACCACCAGGTACCGCCTGCCAACGAAGGGCTCCGATGCCTCCTCCTGATCCGCGCGGGGCGCGTCAGCGAGCCGCCGAACCCGGCGCGCCGCCGCTGGTCACGATCATCACGTGCACCGCGGATCAACCGTTCGGGTTTCAGCTCTGCGAACGCTTCATGGCCCGGCAGACGATCTGGAACTCCGCGCGCCTCCAGTGGCTCGTGATCGACGACGGTCTGGTTCCCGTCGCGCCGACGATGGGGCAGACGTATGTGCGGCGCGCCCGCGAGCCTGGGTGCACGGGCGCCCAAAGCCTCGCCCGGAATCTGCTGACCGCGCTGCCTCGCGTCCGCGGGCACTACGTCGTCATCGCGGAGCACGACGATTACTATGGCCCGGACCATCTGGAACGCTTGGTTGCGCAATTGGCGCCGGCCCGCGTGCTGATCGCCGGAGACGACATCCAGCGCTACTACAACGTCGCGACGCGTCAATGGAAGGTCTTCAAGAACCGCGGCGCGGCGCTCTGTCAGACCGGCTTCAAGCGCCCGCTCCTGCCGCTCTTTCAACGGGTCGTCGAGACCTGCTTGGCCGCCGGCACCTACGGGATTGACGGGCGCCTCTGGGCCAAGATGGCGCCCGGAGACCGCGCGCTGTCGCATACGGCGACGGTGGTCGGGATCAAGGGGCTGCCTGGCCGGGCGGGCCTGGGTCTCGGCCACCGTCCCACGGCCGCGTGGACGCAGGACCCGACTCTGCAGCAGCTGCGCCACTGGATCGGTGACGACGTCGCCTGCTACGCCGACTTGTCGTGGGAGCCGGCCCCTGTCGTCGTCAGTCCCGTCTCGGAATCAATTCGACCGCTCGAACCGGCGGAACCTCCGCCGGTTCGTCTCACGCCGCCGCGCCTCGAAGCCTGTTACTTCGGCGGCGGGCCGTCCGGGCAATGGACGCGCTTGGCGCAGGTCCTGGCTGCGTCCGCTCGGAAGCACCTCGCGGGCTGGAACGTGCAGGTCCGCCACATCCCGGTGCCAGACGTCGCGGCGCCAAACCAGCCCGCGGCGTATGTCGCGAATACGTACAAGCTGGCGCACTGGACGAACGTCGTCGAGTGCGCGGCCGACGGCGACCGCCTGCTCTTGATCGATGCCGACACGATCATCCTGCGCGCGCTCGACGACGTGTGGAGGTTGCCCGCCTTCGATCTCGCGTACACGACCCGCCCGGGCAAGTACCCGATCAACGCCGGCGTCCTCTTCGTGCGCGTCTCACCGCGGACCCGTACGTTCTTCCGGGCCTGGTGCACCGAGAATCAGCAGCTGCTGACGAATCCGATCGAGCACGCCGAGTGGCGGCGGCGCTTCGGCGGCCTCAATCAAGCGGCGCTGGGCGCCGTGCTCGAGACGGCACATCAACTGCGCCTGCGCGCGTTGCCGTGCCGTGAATGGAACTGTGAGGAGACGAGTTGGCTTCGCTTCGACGCCACGACCCGCATCGTGCACGTCAAGAGCACGCTGCGCAATGCGGCGTTCCACTGCGCGCCAGCGCCGCGCCTGGGCGCACTCGTGCGACTGTGGCATCGGGCCGAGCGGAGCGCGGGGTTGCCCGCATGACCGACCAGCCCTCGGCCGCGAGACGTCTCGATCAGAAGGTGCGGACGTTTGTCCCCGTGGACGTCTACGATCGGCTCTGCCTGTATGCGCTGCAGGAGGACATCTCCATCGCGAAACTCGTGAGGCTCGCTCTCTGCGAATTCCTCGGCTCACCGTTGGAAGACGCGGAGGGCGTCTGGCGGCTAGGCACGTACAAGCGGCGGCTTCCATCGCCAAAGAGAGACAGGATTGCCGAGCCCATGGGACAGCGGGCACACGACAAGAAGTGGAGCGCGCTGCGTCGTGTGATGCTGGAACGGACGGGGCACAAGTGCCAGCATTGTACGGCAGAGGAGACATCCCTCCGTCGCGAGGAATCATGGCTTGAAGTGCACCACATAGTATCAGTCAAGAATGAAGAGCGGCGGCTCGACCCATCGAACCTCGTGGTCCTTTGTCGCGAGTGTCATGATTTCGTCCACGGTCGCGCTAACGTTAATCGTCTATATCTGCCGCCACTGTAGCACCACTCAGCGTAGCGTTTTCTGGTCATTCCGCTGACACCGTCAACGTTCTGGCGCACCATGCAGGCGCTGGTTTCTTCTGCACGCGGATGTGCCCGCACGCCCATGGCCTACACCGAAGCGGATCTCACCGCCCGCATCACCGCGCTCGAGACGGCCTACGCGCGGGGCGAGCAAACGGTGCAGTTCGTGGACCGTGCCGTCACCTACAAGTCAAACGCGGCCGTGTGGGACGCGCTGAACTACTTCAAGGGCCTGCTGAACCAGTTGCGAGCGACGACCACGACGACCCGCGGGAAGCAGACCTACGGCGTCGCCACGAAAGGCTTCTAAGAGTAATTGATGGCAGGACGCGCCAAGGCCCAGCGGCGGCCCTCGCGGAGCCGGGCAGCATCGCCACCGCCCCGCGACAGGACCGTTGCCTCCCCGGCCGGTCCGCGCACGCGGCGCGTCTCAAATGCCGCCGCCTCGTACTACGAAGCCGGCGCCGTCACGCGCCGCACGGCGGGCTGGCGCGCGCCGACCACCTCGGCAAACGCCGGAGTCCTGGCCAACCTCACCACCTTACGCGATCGCTCGCGGGCCGCCACCCGCAATGACGGATACGCCAAGGGCGTCATCGACAAGCTCGTTGCGGCCGTCATCGGGACCGGCATCAAACCGCTTTCGCAAGCCTACGATCCCCTCACCGGGGCGCCCGACTCGGAATTCCGCCGGGCGGTGCAGGCGCTGTGGCTGCGCTGGACCGACGAAAGCGACGCCGATGGGTTGCTCGACTGGTACGGGCAGCAGGCCCAGGCGACCCGGACCTGGTTCGAGGGCGGCGAGACCTTCGCGCGCCTGCGCCTGCGCTTGCCGACGGACGGCCTGTCGGTGCCGCTCCAGGTGCAGCTCCTCGAGCCCGAATTCTGCCCGCACACCTACAGCGTCTGGAATCCGGTGGCGCCGATTCGCGCGGGGATCGAATTCAACAAGATCGGCCGCCGCACGGCGTACTACTTCTACCCGTCGCGCCCCGAACTCGACGACATGGACGTGTCGCAGGTGCGGCGCGTACCCGCCGAGTCTGTGGTGCACCTCTACGATCCGCAGCGTCCGGGCCAGCTGCGCGGCCTCCCGCATCTCACGCAGGCGCTCATCGAACTGTACGAGCTCGACAAGTACGAAGACGCGACGCTCCTGCGGCAACAGATCGCGAATTTGTTCGTCGCCTTCCTGAAGCGCCCGCCGCTCATGGGTGACGCGGCGACGCTGAACCCGCTGACCGGCCTCGAGGTCGAAACCTCGACCGACAGCAAGCCGATGGCCAGCCTCGAGCCGGGGATTTTCCAGGAGCTCGACCCCGGCGAGGACGTAGCGTGGAGCAGTCCGCCGGCGGCGAACGGCTACGCCGAGTTCGTCCGCCAGTGCCTATATGGCGCGTGCGCCGCGGCGGGCATCCCGTACGAACTGCTCACCGGCGACATGCGCGGCGTCAACGATCGGACCGTGCGCGTCCTGGTGAACGAGTTCCGCAGCCGCGTGCAGATGTGGCAGCACAACATCATCGCCTACCAGTTGTGCCGCCCCGTCTGGAAGGCCTGGATGGACCGGGTGTTCTTTTCCGGCGCGCTGCCGATCCCGCCGGCCTACTTGACAGACCCAACGCCGTGGACGGCGGTGAAGTGGACGCCGCCGCGCGTCCCGTACATTCAGCCCGTGCAGGACATTGAGGCGCAGCGCGCGGCGATCCGCGCCGGCCTCACCTCGCGCAGCGCCACCGTGAGTGAGTACGGCGAGGATGCCGAAGCGATCGACGCGGAGCAGCAGATCGACAACGAGCGCGCCGATCGGCTCCATCTTGTCTACGAATCGGACGGCCGCCAGCCGATCGGGAAGGGCACGGCCGAGGCGGCGCCGGCAGCGGCTGCCGCGGGAGCGTAACCGATGGCCATCACACTGTACCGTGCCGGCGAATCCCACGCGCGGACGCTCATCGAACAGGGCAGGGTCGATGAAGAGTCGTCGTGGGACTTCTCCGCGGAAGACGGCGATGCCCTGCTCGGCGATCCGCCGGACTGGGACCGCTACGCGTCTTGGTTCCTCGGCCATGACACCGAGGCGGACAAGGAGACCAAGGCGGCCTGGAAGTACCCGTTCGGCAAGGACGGGAAGGTGTACCGCTCGGCGTTGCGGGCGATCCGGACGCGGGCGGCCCAGAACAACGAGACCGAGATCTCGGATGCCGCGCGGCGGCTGCTCGACCTGATGGACGAGCAGAAGACGAGCGATCTGCTGGCGACGGCCCCGTCGCGGCCGACTGCGCAGACGCGCCCGTGGTATCGCATCCAGGCGCAAGCGGCCGCACCCGACGCGGTCGACGTCAACATCTACGACGCGATCGGCGCCTGGTACGACGGCATCAGCGCGAAGCGTTTCATTGAGGACCTGGCGGCGCTGCCCGAAGCGGTGAAGACAATCCGGGTGCACGTGAATTCGCCCGGCGGCGACGTGTTCGACGCGCTGGCGATCGCCAACGCCCTACGCCAGCATCGGGCGCGCGTCGAGATGTACATCGAGGGGCTGGCGGCGTCGGCTGCGACCATTGTCACCAACGGTGGCGGCGACGTGATCAAGATCGCCGACAACGGGCTGGTGATGATCCACAACCCAGTCGGGCTCGCCGTCGGGACGGCGAAAGACCTGCGGTCCGTTGCGGACGCCCTCGATCGATCCGGGGCCGCGATCGTGACGAGCTACCAGCGGGTCTCGGCGCTCAGTCGAGAGCAGCTGGCAGCCATGATGGAGGCCCAGACCTGGATGGACGCCGACGAGGCCGTGGCCAACGGCTTCGCGACCGAGAAGGTTGAGGGCCTGAAAGCGGCCGCGGTCCTCAGCCCAGCGGCTGTGGCTCGCTTCGGGAACGTGCCTGAGAAGTTCCGTGAGCGGCTGCAGTCGATGGCCATCAGAAACGACCTGAAGCTCGCGTCCGGCGCCGAGGGCACGAGCATCGAGGAGTTTTCACAGGCAGTCTGGCAGGCATTGCGCGAGCGATTCGGCGACCCCTGGGCGCCGGGAGCAAAACCGTGGTGGATCGTTCAGACGTACGAGGACGCGGTGGTTGTCAATCGCGACAGCAAGTGCTGGGAGTATCCGGTCGCCCTCGACAAGGATGGGCAGATCGCTCTCGGTGAGCCATTCGAAGTCGAGATGGTGTGGGTGAAGACAGGCGACTCCAAAACGCTGACCACGAAAGCACGCGCCGCGATCCTGGCGAAGGCCCCGCCCGCGCCGGCATCCATTCGCCCCTCAAGACCCGCAGCCGCGGGGGACGTACTGCAGGCCTGTGCCGGCGCCGGCCTCGACCTCGCGTTCGCCCAGGCCCTCGTCGCGGGGCAGCCGACCATCGAGGCGGCGCAGCAGCAGATCGCGACGGAGAAAGAGACGCGCGCGGCCGCGGCGACGCGCGCCACCCAGATCCGCGCTCTCTGCCTCACCGCGAAGCTGCCCGAACTGGCCGACGGCTACGTCGCCGGTGCGATGTCCCTCGACGACGTCAAAGCCCACCTGACCACGATGACCGCGAAGCTCGACGCCATCGAGATCGACGGCAGCCTCCGGCCGGACCACGCCGCCGCCCCGCCGCAACTGAGGGCGGCGGACATCTATGCCGAGCGCAATCGGCTGACGAAGAAGGAGTGACCACATGACTGCCTTGACCGAAGGCCGGTATCCCGGCGATTTCCTGGTCTCCGAAGCGCCCGGCACGCTCAGCCGCGACGACGGCACGGTGGACGTCCCGGCGGCCACGACGACCATGGAGCCCGGCACGGTGCTGGGCCAGCTCTCGGCGACCGGGCACTGGGTGCCCTACGACGATGCGGCCTCGGACGGCTCCGAGGTGGCGGCCGGCATTCTGTACGGGCCGCGGCTCGAGAACGACACCGGTGCCATCAGCAGCCAGGCCGCGACGATCGTCACCCGGCTGGCGGAAGTGCGCGACGCGGGCCTCATCTGGGGTGCGGGCGTGGACGAAACCGCCGGCCTCGCGGGCCTCGCCGCGTTGTTCATCGTGGCGCGGTAGCGCCCGCCGCGGACTTTCGGCCTCCGCGGACCAGTTCACGGACTTGGGTGACTGAGAAGGAGTAACGCATATGCCCACGATGGACGTCTTCACGAACGACGCGTTCAGCTTGCGTTCGCTGACCGCCGCGATCAACAAGGTGCCGTACAAGCCGGCGCGCATCGGGCAGCTGGGCCTCTTCAACGAAAGCGGCAAGACCACCACGACCTTTCTGGTGGAGGAGAAGCAGGGCCAGCTGTCGCTGATCTCCAACACCCCGCGCGGCGGGCCGGCATCCAACATCGGCCGCGACGCCCGCGCGGCCCGCGCGTTCAAGGCAACGCACCTGGCGCGCGAGTCCCTGATCATCGCCGACGAGATCCAGGGTGTCCGCGCGTTCGGCAGCGAGACCGAACTGGAGACGATCCAGGACGTCGTCAACCAGCGGCTGGCCACGCTGCGCGCGATGCACGAGGTCACGCTCGAGCACCTGCGCATCGGCGCGATCAAGGGCGTCATCATGGACGCCGATGGCGCGACGACCATCTACAACCTGTTCACGGAGTTCGGGGTCGTGCAGCAGACGCAGGACTTCAAGTTCAGCGTCAACACGACCGACATCCGGGCGCTCTGCACCGCGGTGCTGCGGGCGATCGAGACCGAGCTCGGCGGCACGCCGTACACGTCGGCGCGCGCGTTCTGCTCTTCGGGCTGGTTCGATTCCCTGATCGCGCACGATACGGTCAAGGAAGCCTTCAAGTACCAGGAGTCGCAGATGCTGCGCAGCGACCTGCGCCGCGGCTTCACGTTCGGCGGGATCACGTTCGAAGAGTACCCCGGCTCGGTCGGTGGAGTGGCGTTCATCCCGGCGAACCAGGCGTACTGCTTCCCGGAAGGCGTCATCACCGAGCAGGGACCGCTCTTCCAGACCTGGTTCGCGCCGGCCGACTTCGAGGAGACGGTCAACACCATCGGGTTGCCGATCTACGCGAAGCAGGCACGCGACCCCGAGTTCCAAAGGTGGGTAAAAATTCATTCGCAATCAAACCCTCTTCCGATCTGCCTCCGGCCGCGCGCGGTGATCAAACTCACCAAGAGCTAGGCCTGGCGTCGAGGGTGTGAGGATGCGATGTGGAGAGGGGTGGTCAGGGCTCTATGGACCGACCACCCCTTCGTGAGGCGGGCGCACAGCGTGTTGACGTCGAGTCCGATTTCCGTCGCCCAGTCGGTCACGGTGTGGGTGCGACCCTGATGAGTCAAGAACGTGTTCGATCGCGTATTTCGTCGTTGCTGCGCGGCTGTCGCCCAGCGGCAGTTGCCGGGCGCGTATGGCCCATCATTGTCAATGCGGTCGATCGAATGCTTTCGGCTTGGCCGCGGGCCCATGTCGGCGTAGAAGCGCTCGAAAGAGTCCCACTCCGGAGCCACGAGAATGCCCCTGGCTCCGTAATTGGCGAAATTGCGGTTTCGGGGATTCGAGCAACGGGAGCGCAACTGCCGCCACGCTTCATGTTCCACGGTCTTCGACAGACCGTGTGTCGTGTTCATCTGCGCCATCCTTCGCGTCCGGTAGCACCCGCACGAGGAGATGCTACCGCTTCGGAGATTGCGCGCATCGACCGTTGCCATGGCGCCGCAGTCGCAACGGCATTCCCAGCGCGCCTTGCCGTCGTTCGTACGGATAGGGGACAGGCGCAACACCGTCAATTGCCCGTAGCGGTGGCCGGTGAGGTCGAGGTATCTCGATGCCATTGTTACGCGCATTGTAACCCGTTTCGGGTCGCAGCGTGAGCAATGATCTTCGCGTGCCGCTCGCGCCGATCCTCGAGGCGTTCGGGCTGCCGGCCATCGTGACACGGCCGGCGCCCGACGACACGCCGATCGAGACGACTGGCGTGTGGGTGGCCTTCACGGACGACGAGGCCCCCACGGGACTCGCGATCCGCCGCAACGAGCTGCGGCGGATCCTGGTGCTGCCACGGTCGGACGTGCCCACTGTGCCGCATGGGACGACCATCGCGGCGGCTGAAGTGCAAGGCGGCGAGGTGTTCGACTGGCGTGCGGACGGGACCGATCGCGTCGATGAGGATTCAATCCGCGTGATCGTCGTCAGGGTACCGGAGGGAGCGTCGTAATGGCCGCAGCTCGCCGGCAACAGATCTTGGAAGCGATCCAGACACGCCTGCAGGCGATCAGGGTCGGCGGCGGGTACAACACCGACGCGGGCCTGGCGGTGTATCTCGGCGAGAGTCCGGTGCTCGGCCCCGATGATCCGGACGTGGCCATCGCGATCGTGCCGATCGACGACGCGGTCGATGCGCAGGTCAAAGGGCTGCTCATCGCACTTCCCGTCGAAATCGAGGCTCTCGCCAAAGCCGATCTCGCCGAGCCCTGGGTGGCGGTCGAGCAGATCCTCCAAGACATCAAACGCGCACACGAACTGGAGGACCGCACCTTGGGCGGGCTACTGTCGTCGGCCTTCGAGCGCGGCACGACGCGCAGCCTGCCGCGGCAGCCGGGCTCGACGACGGTGGGGGCGGGAATCGGCTATCTGTGCCGGTACAAAGAAGCGTGGGGGAATCCGTAGATGCCGCTGTTCACGCTGACGCTGAACACACGTGAGTGGGAGGACGCCTTGGCGAGGCTCCGGCAGCGCGTGCCCGCGGCCGTCGCGCGCGCCCTCAACCGCGCGGGCGACAGCGCGGTCACCGCGATGGTGCGGGTCATCAGCCAGGACACCGGCGTCAAGCAGGCGGATCTGCGAGGCACCACGAAGCGGAATCGCCGCATCTGGACGCAACCGGCCGTGCCCGGACGGGAACGCCTGGTCGTCTATGCGACCGCCGCCCGGCTCCCGCTGTACGACTTCGGCACGACGCCGAAGGAACCGCCCTCACGGGGCAAGGGGCGCGGCGTGACGGCCCGCTTGCGGGGCGGCGCCAAGCGCTACCCTCAGGCCTTCATCGCGCGGATGCCGAGTGGACATGTCGGCGTCTTTCAGCGCAAGAGCGCCAGCCTGTCCGAGACCTCACGCCGGCTCGCGGCGGCGTCCGCGGGGCGCGGCAAAGGGCCCGCGCGGCTCCCGATTTACGAGTTACATGGGCCCTCGATCGCCCACGTGTTCGAGAAGCACGTCAAGGTCGGAATCCAGCGCGGGTACGAGCAGCTCACGAAGAACCTGCGGTCGGAATTGCGGTACGCCATGCGGCGCACCGCCTGAGGGACCACGTCATGAGGTAGTGCAGCCACTCACGGTGACGCTCGGCACGGGGGGACGCTTCCGTGCGACGCACTGACCCGGCCGGTCAGGTGTCACCGACAGAGGCCGCGAGAACAGGCCGCTCGCATCCTGGGAAACCGGGGCGCGTAGCGGCCTTTTCTTTTTGCGGCGATGAAAGCAGGAGACACCGATGGAAAACAGCGAACCGTTGGAAATCATCGCCGCCCCGTTCACCGCGTGGCTGGCGCCGGTCGGCACGGCCTTTCCCGACGTCGACACCGAGCCGATCGCGCCGTGGGTGAAGGTCGGCAGCTCCGGCCCTCTGAACTACCAGGACGACGGCGTCACCGTCCAGCACAGCCAGGCCATGAACTTCTTCCGGGCCCTCGGCGACTGCGGCAGCCGCAAGGTGTTCCGCACCGAGGAGGACCTGAAGATCCGGTTCGTGCTCGTGGACCTGACCCTCGAGCAGTACAAGCTCGCGCTGGACAGCAACACCGTCAGCGTCGTTGCCGCCGGCGTCGGCACGCCCGGCTACAAGAAGGTCGGCCTCTCGCGCGGGCTCGCCACGACGACGTACGCACTGCTCGTACGTGGCCCCTCCCCGTACATGGCCGACGGCGCCGCGCAGTACGAGGTGCCGATCTGCGTGCAGACCGGGAACCCGGAACCGGTCATGAAGAAGGGCACGCCGGCCGGGCTGGCGCTGGAATTCACCGCGCTGGTCGATCCGGATGCGGCGAGCGCGGACGAGTACTTCGGCCGGCTCGTGGCGCAGACCGATGAGGCCGGCACGTAGCCTCCGTGACGAGGTGACGGTCTTGCGCCGGGCCGTGGCCGAGCACAAGGCCGCCATCCGACGTCACCGCGCGCAACTGGGCGCCGCGAAGGCGGCGCTCATCACCCTTGAGGCCGAGTGCCGTCGCCTCGGCATCGGCCTCGTCATCGTCAACACCAACGGCGAAGGAGCATCCATCCATGGCCGACCCGAAGGCGAGTCCCGAAGTCCCACTCCTCGACCTTGACACGCTGCTGCACCGGCCGACGGTGCGCATCGACGGCGTGAGCTACGAGCTCCGCACCGAGGACGAGATGTCCATCGTCGAGTCACACGAGGTGACCCAGCAGGGCAAACGCCTGGACAAACTCCTCGGGCAGGAGACGTTGAGCGATCCGGACAAGAAGACCTTGGTAGCGCTGCTCGACACGCTCTGCCGGCGCGTGCTGCTGGCGCCGGACGACGTGCACGCGAAGCTGCGCGATCCGCAGCGCGGGAGGATCTCCAAACTTTTTTTTCAATCAGCAAGCGGCGTGGGCTCGAAGCTCGACGCACTGCTCGAGCGCTCGGGCCAACTGACTCTGGCCGAGCAGGTGATGGTCGGCGCGCTCGCCAGGGTGATGTCGTCGCGCGTGCTGGCCGCGATCGGGGCGGACGCGGTGCAGCAGGAGGGCGCGGCACCGCCGGCGAACGAGACGACGAGCCGGGGCCCGACTGGGGTGCACTGATCCCGCGCCTGATGCGGTTCTATCCGGGCGCGGGCGACGGCATGCACTGGCTGACCGCCGTGCCCTGCGCGATCGTTCGCGCCTGTCTGGTCATGATGCCGCGGCTGGAAGCCGAAGAATCGCTCCTGCAGGCGGACCGGGTCGGCATCGGGACTGGTTCATTCGAGAAGAGCACGGCGCGCCGGATCCTGCAGCGATGGGACGAGCTAAGGCGAGGGCCCGCGCCAGCGGCGAAAAAGGCGACGCCGGCTGCCCTCGCCGGCGCGGGAATCGGGCATCGGACCGTCAAGGGTCGCACGTAGATGGCTGAAGAGAACATCGGCCGCGCGGTGCTGGCGCTCCAGAGCGACCTGAAGCAATTCCTGTCCGATCTCGACAAGGCCGAGTCGCGGATCAAGAGCATGTCCGCGACGACCAGG